CAGGCTGTCATACAGGTTGTCCTCGATGGCCTCTTCGGTCAGCGAGAAACCCAGTGCGATGGTTTCGTGGTTGTATCGAGCAGTCCAAGCTTCCTGACCGTTGTCGTACGCGATTGCAGAACCTTCGTTCTTCACCGGTGCGGCACTGAAGCCAGACAGTTTGGTTTCTTCTTCGAATGAACGCTCGGAGGTCTCGGTTTCGTAGATCTCCTTGTGCTCTTCGCCGTAGCGAGCATACTCCATGCCGAACAAAGCGTTCAAGCCGGGGAGCAGCTCTTTCAGTAGTTGTGCGCGTGAAATAGCCATGATTCAAACTCCCTTATACGTTGAACTGACCGTTCGGGTTCAGATACGAATGACCGCCGTTATAAGCGACGACGTTCGGTGCACCTTCCGTCAGGGTAATATACGGAACATTCCATTTGACAATCACTTCACTGTAATCGCCGTTGGAATCAGTAGTTTCAGGAACCAGAGCAACGACACGCAAAGGCAGCGTAAAGACAGTGCTGTCTGCTGCGTTATATGCGCCAATGTTCGAGTTACCAGAAATGGTGGTGTTCGCTGCTGGCTGCGAAATACCCATGTTGCTGCCCAAAATAGCGCCCGAAATCGGGGTGATGGTGCTTGAAGTTGCGCCACCGGTCACAGCTACTTTGAACAACTGATCAGGATCATCAGCCACATACGCTTCGATGTCCGAAGCAGTTACACCACCCGAAGGATACGACTGAGCAAACAGCTTCTGACCAGTCGAAGGGTTAGTGTAAGTAACACCAAGAAACACACCAACAACACCGTTTGCGGAAACAGTAGCCGTACCTGTTTCTTTAACAATAGTGCCATCAGTGGTGTTGAATTTGACAACGTCACCGTAGTAAATCGCGGTGCCGTAGCCGCTTGCAATCGGGAGTTGCCGGGTTGCGCCAGCAAACACCTGACCGCCGATCAAATTGATCGGTAGTAGCCCGTAGGGGGCATTTACAGTCGGATAAGCCATGTTTAACTCCAAAAGTTTAGATTAACCACCTTTGCCAAAAGTAGTCGTTGATTTCCGCTCAGTAAATAGCGGCATCCTCGGATCGTTTTGGCGCATCAGGCTGTTATCTACCGACTCCATCTGTCCTTCAGACTGTTTCTGGTAGTAGCCATTACGCTGATCCACCAGCTCCTGCGGAGTCTTGCAGAGTAACAACCCACCGACCTCGATGTTGTCCTTAAAGCGACTAGCCGGGTCGATTAGCAGTTGGAACTTTGGTTGCTCCTCGATCTTCACAGGCTCCCAACCTTCCCGTAGTTTGGCGGAAAGATTACGTGGGTCAGCACTGTTCAGCGTCGAGACGCGAATCCATCTGTACGCAAATCCGGGTTGCTTATCTGGTTCTGGCAGAAGCTCCGGGGGCGTCCACTGCTGGGGACGCTGCGTTTCAATACGAGTTTCCGCGTTACGCGGTTGACGGTTCTCAGCCATTTCTACCCTCCAGTTTCATCATTTCCTGTACGTACTTCTCAAGCGGTACGCCCAATCGCTTTGCAGTGTTGACTGCCGATTGCGGCACTTTGATTTTTTTGGAACCAGTGCTGCGTGTCGCCGGAGCTACAACAGGGGCTGGTTTCTCGCGCTGGGGTCTTGTCTCCTGCGCGGGGGCCGGGTCCCGTTCTTCAAAATACTCTGGGAATCGACGACGCATAGTGTCATCGACCTTTGTCCAGTATTCGTCCGTGGTCGGATATGCCGCCCCGTACTGGTTGACCAGCTTCTGATGCAAGCCCAGAGCCAAGCTAGTCATTTCCTCGTCCTTACCGAACCATTGATTGCGCTCTTGCCACGCAACTGCCCTGTGGTCAGGACGAGATACTGAATTAGCAACGGGTTTTACATCACTTTCCGGCTCATGTCTAGACGGAACAAAATCTTCCACCTTCTGTAACTTGGCCTGCGCCTTGTACAGCCGATCCTGCGCCTCAAGCAATTGGTCTGCATCACCAAGATCGTACGCATCTTTGTACGCTTTCTTCGCAGCATTTAATTCCAGCTCTGCCGCATTCTTGGCTGTCTCAACAAATATCTGCTCGCCTTGGGTCAGCCTGCCCTTGAGGGCATTGTTCTCTTCCAGCAAGCGCTTTGCATAGGCAATTGCTTCCTGATGCTCACGCACAGCCGCCTCTTTCTCCCGGCGCTCGTCGTGATACACCTTCTTCATCTGCTTCAGGCGCGTTTTGACGTTCTCGGAGTATTCCTCTAGCTCGTCGTTATCTAACTCCTCGACGATTTCCTTCGGCATCGGCTCGCGGCCCCTGTCCTCCGGCGGAGTATCGTCTTCTATCTCGAACTCGAATTTTTCTTCCGCAGCCGCTTTTGCCGGTTGCTCGACTTCGTCCGGGAACTTAAATTCCTCGGTATCCATTTTCTGCATTTGTTTCTCCTTTGTTAAGCCCTAGAAATGCCGCGCGGATCTTGGACCACCGCCTCTACAGAATCGTCATTGAGTAGTCTGAACTCACGACCATGTATCTTGAGACGAGTGCCGCTGTTAGGGCGGGCGAGAATAAAATCCCCCTCTTTGCACCACGGTCCTGTTGGGAACCGCTTTTCATCTTTGTAGCAATCAGGGCCAAGCTTCACCACAAAAAACACTGTGGATAGCACTTCTTCGAATCGCCGCGTTTCGTCCGCCTTGATTAAGCCGCTGTCGTACTTCTCCTCTGACTCTGGCAGCGCCACAAGGATGTGGTAGCCAGAAGGCTCGGGTAGTTGTCTTGCCTTCTCCTCCGCTGTTTCTGGCAGCGTTGAAGTCTCGCCATCTTGACTGGCGATTAGGATTTCACTCATCGGAATACTCCATGTTTTTTGCGAGGTCGAGGATGTAGCCCTCTGCAATAGAGAGACCCCTGATCTCACCGCAGAGTTTTTGATACTCACTAAAGTCCTTGGCCGCGTTGTTGGACACGGCCTCGACTATCTGATCACGCTTGTCTCGCACCTGTTTGAGCAGCACTTCAAGCGTCTTGTCCATAATTACTCCTTAGTTGGACGGACAGGTCTTTGCTCCTGCCGTAAGTTGCGAGCGTTTTCCACGCCAATCTTCACGCCTTCCAACTCCATCTTGGCGTTCAGCTCTTGCTGCGCGTGAGCGGTTTTGGCCCCCACTTGCAGCCCTGCTATCTTCTCTTGAGTCGCAAGGCGCTCGCGTTCGATAGCCAATCTTTCGGCGTTGGTCATGGCATCGACTTGGAGTTTTTGCTCCTTGATGCCGACTTCGCGCTCTTTGATTTCGAGTTCCTTCTGCTGCATCTGAACCAGCGGATCTTGAGCCGCCTGCATCGCCTGCTGTTGAGCAGCCTCTGCCTGATCCTTCTGCAACAACTTGGCCGCAGCCGCTGCCATCATCCGCGAGACTTCGACTTCCATCTCCTTCGGCAGCTCTTTCTCCATATCCGGCAACGGCACACCCAACATCTTCTCGATCTCGATGCGGTACTGGAATGCCACATGCTCATTAATATGAGCCATCGCCGCAGCCATGATTGTGTTTGCCTGCGGATTCTGACCAATGACCGCGGCCATCTTGGGATCCTGCATCGCTGCTTGGTGAACGGCGATATGTGCTTCGTGATCCTGATAGATAAATGCTTTGACCGGCTTGCCATTTAGTATGTTCATGTTCTCTGTCACCGGGTCACGCGGTTTAATATCCTCCGCGCTCGGCACCAGCTTGCCGACATTCTTAATGCCGAGAACATCCAACATCTGACGGTTCAACTCCACCATGTCATAGATCTGTGGATTGGCCTGCGCCATCTGCATCACAGCCTGATACTGCACAACCTTCTGCGCCATCGTGGCCGAGTTTGGATCGGACACCGGGATGACATCTACATCGTCATAGTCCGACTTCTTGGCGCGCGGGCTACCTTCCACCGGCTCATAGCTGTACTCGTCCGGGGTGTAGTCACGGATAATGTCCTTGAGCAGTTTCAACTCTTGCTTCATCGCGTAGTGGATACGCGCCTGCACCGCTGACATCACTTTCAGGGTGCGCTCAAGGATTGCCAGCGTGGTGCCGACCGGCGAGTTGGCTGACATGTCTGCGATCTTGAGATCAGCCGCAGCAGCAAATCGACGGCCTTCCTCAACGATCTGATTCATCAAACCTAAGAGGACTTGGCTCGGCTCTTTGTACGGAAGCGGGAGAATATTGTCGCGGATCGTTCCGGCGGCGACGTCCACATCTCTGAACTCGCCGGGAGCAATTGGAGTGTCATCTCCTTTGACACGCATTCCTTTGGTTTTAAGACCACCCGGAAGATTCGATAAAGTGCCAGCATCGACAAGCTGACGAATAATAGAAGTACCAGACTTAGCAAAAGCACCAATAAGGTGAATAAGACCGAAGGCATAGAATCCAAAACCGGGTATGTACGGGTAGTGAACAAAGTGATTCCTCTTCTGGCAAGATTTATCTTCCGGGTGCCAATTGCGCCTGATAGCTAAAACCTCTTGAGAAGTTTTTTCGATAGTTACAATGTATGGCAACCCGATCTGAGTTTCTTTGCCGTCATCGTCTTTGTCCTCGAATCCCGGCAAATCCAAATAGACTTGAATCTCCAATAGTTTGTATCGATCATCCGCCGTCGCACGGAAGCCCATCTTCTCGGCAATCCGCTTCTCAATGTCGTCCAGCACATTGTCTGGCTCGGGTAGATCAACATCCCGGTAGAACCCGGCCACCATCAATCGCCGCAGTTCGTTCTTGGTCTTGCGCATAACGTGCGTAACACGCGGGCTTGACTCCAAGTTACTTGCTCCGTACGGCACCACCACATCTTCCGCCGGTACAAATATAGATACCTGCCGCTCCAGCGACGGGTCGTAGTACACCTTCTTGAAAGCATTGCCAGCTAGACCCAAGCCCCACAACATGCGCTCATGCTCCGGGCGATATTCCTTCATCACCTCGGTCAACTGGTAGTTCATATCTTCCTGAACTCGCTCCGCCGAATCTTTCTTAGCCGGAGTTTCTTTGCCGATGATTTTGGTCTTCACCGGACCCGATGCTGGAAAGGTTTCCATAATCGTCTCGGCCTGAAACTTGACCAGCGCCTCTGACAGCAGTGGGTGATATACACCACACGCACCTTCCCACGGCTCGGATCTCTCCTCAATCTTCATGCCCAGCAGTTCAAGCCCGTCTACGTACGTCTGCATCCAGTCTTTGCGGGAGTCCAAATCTTCTTGGAAGTCCTCTAGCAGATCTGACGCTATGGTCTGTAGCTCATCATCAGCCATCTGCTCTGCTAAGTTGGCATTGAAATCGTCTTCGATCTCCACCTTCTCAATGTCAATCTCCAAACCGCCGATGCCGATATGCACGGCCTCCGGGTCTTCGATCTCAATCTCTATTGGCTCCGCTTCCAGTACGTCATCGTCCATTCCAACGGGTAGTTGGTACAGTGCCTTGTCAAAATTTGTCGCCATGATTGATCCTTAGTAATAATTTCGCTTGCGGCGAAAGCCAATAGGCTCATCTTCCTCGTCAGAGTCCAGCCGCAAGAACCCGCCCTGCCGAAATCTAATCAACGCCTGCACCCCCGAGTCCACCAAGTCATCATGCTCGGCATTAGGGAACCGCGCAAACTCCTCCACCACCTCTTCCGCCCACCGACGGTCAGGTGTCCACACTTTACCGGAAGAAAATAGGTCTGTAACGCTGTTAAGACGCACGAATTTGTCGTTGCCACGGGTCGGCGTGAAGTCCTGAACCATGACACCCATCTGCCGCAGTTCAAATATCAGCGGCGCACCCGCCGCTTTTGCTTCAATAATGCAGCTATCCGGCTCCCACTGGTCATACATCTCCTTTGCCTTGCGCTTTAGCTCGGGGAATTCCACTTTTCCCTTCCACGCATCCAGCAAAATGATGTTCACATCGTTCTCATCCTCGTCTTTGTGGAAAACACCCCATGTCGTACACGCAGAATAGTCACTCCGCTGGTTTTTTGTGTACGCCGTGTCCCAACTTTGGATGATGAACTGGCATGAAGGCGGTCTTTCCCCCTCCCAGATCTGCCACCAGTCCCGTTTTACCAGCGCACCCTCTTCGCCGGTGGGCTTTTGCTGGTACTGAGCGTTCCATTTGTACGGCGGAAGCTCTTCTTTCAGGGCTAATAGCTCGTCTACCGCCCAAAACTCAGGCCAAAGACTGTTCCCGGACGGCAAAATGGCCGGGAATTCAATCACTTCCCACTCTGTCGAGTCACTTTTCAACACTCGGCCAGTCAGATCCTTGTCCGACCAGCGCGTCATCACGACAACAATCGCCCCGCCCGGCTGTAAACGCTGCCGTGGACCAGATGTGTACCATTCATACACACTATCAAAGACGGATGGATCGCCCTGCGCTAGTCTGGCTTCCTGTTCTGAGTGCGGGTCGTCAATAATAAGTAGGTCAGCGCCTTTACCAGTAACAGTACCGCCAACACCAATAGCGAAATAATCCCCGCCGTGGCTGGTCGCCCATCGGCCAGCCGCCTTCGAGTCCGCCCGCAGCCCAACATTCGGAAAAATCTTCGCATATTGCTCACTATCTACTAGGTTCCTCACCTTCCGACCAAACCCCACCGCCAGCTCAGCCGTGTTCGATGTCTGGATAACCTTCTTACTCGGATGCCGCCCGAGATACCACGCCGGTAACAGGTAACTCGCAAACTCACTTTTCGTATGCCGAGGCGGCATGTTGATGATCAACCGCTTTAACTTCCCCTCCGCAATCTCCTCAAACTTCTTTGCCATGATGGCATGGTGCCGTCCATGTATAAACCCCGGCCACATCTCTTTCACAAACGCCATGAACTTGCCCTGCGCCCGCTCCCGCGTGATCGCATCCCGGTATTGCCCCACCTGCTCAAGCAGCTTCTCCTGCTCGACCGGCGGCAACTTCCCTATCAGTTCACTTAAATCCATCAGTCCTCAGTCTTATCCCACGCCGAATTCATCTTGCGCCGTATGGCCGCAGGCGACACCTCATCCTTCCTCCCGTATGACGCCGACATGTACGACTCCTTTAGCCGCGTCAACACCTCTATCGCAGCATCGATCCCCGCCACCTTCGCGTCCACTTCCTTCTTCCACGCGTCAAAGTCCACTCGCTCCTCCCGCCAAAAACGACGCCGCGTCGTTTTTCACTCCAACGTCTTAAAGTTCACCCACACAGGCCGCACACTCCGCTGACCACGACTCACCTTCTTCAATACCCCCAACTTCACTAACCGCTTCACAATCTCGTGCGTATTCCCCATCCCGCCCTTACCACGGATCCTACAAATATCCCGGATCGACGGCCCAAACCCGTACAACCGCCACCACTCATCTATCACCAAAAATACCTCCCGCTGCGCAGGCGTCATACCAACCTCCAAACACTCTTCCCGCGTCATCTCCCGCCGACGACGCACCATCTCTCGATTGATCTCAATGTTGTTATTCATGAAACGTGGCAACGTTGCCATGTTTATGCTTTGGCAACATCATCATTTTCGCCAAAAATATCCCCCGGGGGGTCTTCCGTTTCGGAGGACAAGGGGGGTGGTTCGCTGGGATCGGAAAATTCTTGGGGGGGTTCCGATATTTCTGCGGATGGTTCGTGCTCATTACTATGTACATGCGCGGCGGAGTCCCATTCTGGCGCGGCGGGGGTGGGGTCGGGGTGGGGTTGC